TGTGGAAAAGGGATTTAAAAATATATAAACAATAAGTAGTAAGTATGTGTGATACATCTGGACCAAATACAGGTTCTATAGTATCACTTAATGCAATTGGTAAACAAGATACATACCTTTTAGAAGACGACCCCATTCATTCACTCTTTAAGTATGAACGTAAACAACACGCTAATTTTACAAAGTTTCATAAAAGTCTAAACGTAAATAAACCAAGTAATTCTTTGACGTCTTGGCCTTTTGGTGAAACTATAAAAGTTACGTATAACCCGAGAAATATGGGTGATCTTTTAGCAAATATGTACGTAACGTTTGAATTACCGGCTTTATCAGGTTCCGATAGTTATTATGCGGATCAAATTGGGAGACACATTTTTAAATCTATAACCATGCGTGTCGATGAAACGGTTGTTGAAAAGTTCCATGGTGATTGGGGAATTATATACGATGAATTATATCTTGATGAATCCGAAAAGAGAACGAAGAGGTACACGTTAAATAGAAATAATGCAGAAGATACATCTTTATTAGCTGGTAATCAGTTTTTAGCACAAAATAAATCACGTGTTTATATTCCAATACCTTTACTCTTTTCTCGTAAGTATGAAAGTGATGAATATGAAACAAATAAACCAAATCGTCCTTACTTTCCAACGTGTGCTATACACAAACAAAAGCTCCAGTTTGAATTCGAGTTTCGTAAACAGACTTTTTTCACGAACGAAACAGATTCTCTTTCCTTAAACGAATTTGATATCGTTACCGAAGAAATAGCACTCGAACCAATTGAACGTAGCTATATAACAAATAGAAAACACGTTCTCGTTACCGATATTGTTAAAAAACACCCTACTTTAGATATACCAGTGGGTGTACAAAACGCAAAACTTGAACTTGTTCCAAAAACACCGGTAAAAACACTTAATTGGTTTTTCAGACAAACCGCGTTTGAAAACGAAGATACATATGAAGGTGGTACAACTTTACTTGCAAATGTATTTGCGAATAGGTATAATTTCTCTTCAAATGTAGAATATTCCATAAATAACGAATTTTACAATCCACCCATGTCAAGTGCAAAAATATTTGTAAATGGTGAAGATGTACCAAATATTCAAGATAGTGATCATAAATATTTTAAATATGTTGTTCCGTTTACAAGTCGTTTATCAAGACCGTTACGAAACATTTACACATATGCATTCTCGATGAATCCGATTAATGTGGAACCATCGGGAATGTTGGATTTTAGTCAGTTACAGTCAAATAGAACTGTTTTAGATATAAATATGAAACAAGGACTTACAAGTGACTATACACTACACTTATATTATGTCGGATATCAAACATTCATTTTTGAAAATGGTATCATGACACTTGTTTAGAAAAAAGTGCGTTTTTATGATCGTGAATATACTCGATTATGTTATTTTTTATGCACCATCTTATGAAATTCAGCTGTGCAACAGTCGTATGTATTTCATTGGATGTACCTGGTATAGTGTACGATATTTTAGAAGAACGACAAAATGGATCGAACAATTTTTTACTGTACCCATCTAAACTTGATTTATATGCGCAGTGTACACTAAATATTTTACCGTCGGTCGTCTTATATGATAAATTGTTTTTCTTTGAATAATTTGTAATAAACCATTCAAGGTTCCGTAGAGAAATACCACCAGTTTTATTTAGAATTTCTAAAAGTGTAGCTCTATTCTCGGGAATATTATAAAATGTATCGATTGATGTTAGTAGAATAGCTGATTTATTCATTATTACATTATTCCACGCAATTCTCTAAATCCCTTTCTTGATACTTCACATGCCGGACACCCAGGTTTAAATATACATTCTGTTAAATTATGTGTATGACGTATACCTTCATTATTTTTAGAAACCATTTCTACTGGACCTCTGAGTTGAGGTTGATCTATATGACTCCCACACATTCCATTAAGTTTAGCTCTTGCTATACACGGAGAACCATCTTTTTTAAAGCCTCTACAGAAATTTAATGGATTTGGAATTTCAGAAAGTAAAAGTTTTAAATTTATAGAATATTTATACGATATTTTTTCCATTACCTTTATAGTACGTCTATATACTTCTGTTTCCACTTCTTCATCCCAAAGTGTTTGTAATTTTCTGGATGTCATATTTTATATACGTCACTATTTTTTAAGTGATTTGAACATATCACTTATTTTCTGTTGCCCTTCAGTTTCAACCTCTACTTTTTTCTTTGGACGTCGTTTCGGTTTCACGCGTGTTATAAGTTCCCCAAATATCTCTTCTTTTGGATCTTCAAAGAGTGGTTCAATTAAATCACATACGGGGTTTAGAAACTTGTTTATAAAATAATAATTATAATCAACTTTTAAATTATTGTCTTTTGCATATTTTGGATCTTCCGACTTTTCAAATGCCTTTGCTTTAGGATCACCTGTATCGATAAGAATATAAGGTACGCGATCACCCGATTGTGGTTCAGAACCCGGTTGTCTTTCACGCATTTTTCGTACAACTTGAACGTGTGCTTGATTAATATCCTTAATATCAGGACTATTAATAGAAACCGATAATCCTTTTGATTTATACGAATCCGATAAACCCTGACTCAAAATTAGTTTTTCGTTAGGTACATCACCTTCAATTAATTCAATGGCCCTTTGTAAAGCGAGTGCTTTTGGTGGTCCAGTATCACTACTTTCTAAAACAACATCGAGAAGTTCTTTACACACTTCACGCATATGAGGTGTGTTATCTCTTCGTACTAATTGAAGTCCTTTGACGTCTATATAATCCATATTCATATTCCCATCTTTACCCTTCGTCCAAAGTTTTGCTGCGTACCGTTTCTTTGAATATAAGAAATACGGACAATATACCTTTTCAAGTTCAAGGTTATTCGGTGCTTTGAAGAGTTTAGTACACTCTTCCGCAGCGCGTTCACCTATTTCCCAACTATATTCAATTGCTTCTTTTCCTGTCCGGTTTCCCACATCAAATTCAACCATGACAGAATCTGTATTATGTACTACGAGATCACCTGGTCCAACGTGAAAATGGTGTGATTTTGTTGTTAAATCGTATACATACCCATCAGTCTCACCCAAACATTCAAGTTTTTTAATTTTTATAGGAGATTTTCTTTGTAAAGACTTTGTCCATGTTTGTCTAAAAACATTTACTTTATCAGTACGTGTATTTATAGAAACATTGTACCCCAATTTTCGTCCTAACATATACATTCCCATACTCCCTTCTTTACCCTTTACATCCATACGCGTGTACCCATTTTTATCTTTGTCACCGTCAGCCATATAATAACCATCTACAAAAGACTTAATAATTTCCAAAGGGGCATTTAAAATGCACGACGGTACTACCTTTTCTTTATGTGAGTTGTAAAACAAGTTTCTATATGTGTTAACAATATCTACGACCAAACCTTTAGCGTTAAGTTTATAGACACCAGAACTTTTGATCGTATCGTATATTTTCGTTTCAAATGGACACAATTTTTGCATTTCTTCCAAATATTCCAATTTTGAATTGTTCAGAGCCCATGTACTTTTTACACCAGATTTACACTGATATGTACCACACGATCCATCACCAAAGAAAAAACCCATAACTTTTGCTTCTTCAATTGATACACTCGGATATGCGTGTGCCATAGATTCAACACAATTTCCGTGAAGTAACGCCGTTCCTACACCAACCTGTGTGGGTTTAACAATCTCCTTATTTTCGAGTAAAAGACTATGATCTTCAGTCACGTCGACTATACCGGTATGTGTTACAACGCGATGGATATTTTTATTGGTTTTGTGACGTACAATTTGTTGAATTGGTGTAAATCCATTTTCGGTCCATACCTCGGCATTTATATACCCAATTTCCTTGCCGTCATCGCGTAAAATATATTCATTTACGAGTGAATCAATGCGACACGTATGTACAGTACCGTTTTGGTGAATAAGTAAAGGTGTATCTGGTGTCACTGAATCACCGTACCTTACCTTTGCACCCGGAAAATTCTTTTCTACATACGCTTTTGTTTCATCGATCATACTCCTACCTTTTAGAGTTACCGTTGAGGCAATTTGTACACAAGGTAACATACCTTTTGATGCACCCGTAAAACCGTACACGGAGTTCATAGACACTTTATACGCCAATTGTTTACCATTATACATCTCTTTTAGTGCACCGGATGATTGTGCCATATCCTTTTTAGCTTGTTTACGAAACTGTTTTAGTTCTAGAAGAATACTTGGTAAAAGACTTGGAACATCTTGTGCAAACTTATAAAACCCAAACGTTTCGTATGTTATACCCGGTATATTCTCATATTTAGAATCCATAACCATAGACGAATAACATAAATTATGTGCCATCATAATTGATGGGTACAGACCCTCAAAATCTAGGGCTGTAATTGGTTTATAATAGGCACCTTTCTGTGCGTCTAGAACGGTCGCACCTTCATACCCATCTGCAGAATATTGTCCCCATGATATAGTTGGAATCATAAAACCCATTTCACGTGCCTTTTTTGTTAACAAACTAAACACTTTGATCTGTTGACCCCTTTCGACTAGATAACACAAGGGTACCCAGGTGGCTTTAGCCATCTCTAATAAATTAACAAGTATAGATAATTTTGATAACAAACGGTGAGGTAAAAGTGTATCCTTAATACAATATTCTGCGACTTCACGTAACTTTACGGGGTCTTCTTCAACAAAACGCGCAAACATTTCTTTTGGTGGCATATCAATTTTATTATCACCGAGGTACAGTTTCGAAACAGTATCGAGTTTATATGAATCAAGTTTATACCCTTTTTTAACTTCGTGAAATAGATCGAAAATAAACCGTCCAGGCATCGGTAAAATCTTGAGATCATTGTCACCAAGTGCACTCGACGACAGCTTCTTATACACAAGTTCACATGAATGGTTTTTCATTTTACTCATTTCATAGAATGTCTGATCACACCCTGTCATGACCGCACGTTTCATTATATATTCTAAATCAAAGCCGAATATGTTCCAACCTGTTATGATATCAATATCTTTTTCCATAAGGTAGTCCTTAAATGCCATAAGCATTTCGCGCTCAGTCTCGTAACTCTTAATTATACACCCATCTAGGTTCGAATCCGTTTTTTTATAACAAAAACACGTTTTATCGTACGGTACATCAGAACCAAAATGTGTAAGTGATACAGCAATCTGGAAACATGCATCACCTTTTACGTCTGCATCAGGAAACTTACCCGTTGAACTATTACACTCAATATCCACAGACGCGACTACAAAAGGTGCAGTCTCTTGAATATCAACCGGTTTAAGTGTTTTCCAGTCGTTACAGAACAGATCTATATTAACGTGTGCTAAATGTGAACGTACACACGCGTCTCCAGTATCCATCCACCCAGTCGATTGAATATTAGTTCGGTGCATTAATCTCAGAACAGGATCTAGATTTGATTCATATACTTTATATTTCACGGATTCATCGGGTAATGTACGTTTTAATCGTCCATTTACCATACGTCGCGCCGCCAAGTTCTTAAAATTTAATTGCATGAAAATAAATTTTTCATTATTTTGAAACCCCCAAACATCTTTAGATTGAACGATATCGTAACTTATCAGACATTCAGGGCACGTTTTATCAATCTTTGTATATAAGTTACGAACGTCTAAAGACGACATTTTCTTCGGGAGTTTCAGGAAAAAGTATGGTGTAAAACTGGACGTAACACATACAGACTTACCTTCCTTCGTTTTACCAAAAATACTAATCAAGTGTTCGTCCTCCGTGTCTTGTGTTTCCCAGGTCAATACTTGGAACACGACCATTTTATCTTATTACGTTAACGCCCGATTTTTTTAATATAGTATAGTAGTAAATATGTCAGCTGCTTTGATCGATCTCGTCTCAGTCGGTGCCCAGGACGTCTATATCACAGGCGATCCTCAAGTCTCTTTTTTTAGACAAAACTATAAACGTCACACAAACTTTTCGATAAAACCAGAACGTATGGATTATATCGGGACGTTTGAATCGGGAAACGAAGTTTCCATCCCTATCAAATCGAAAGGTGATCTCTTGAGTTACGTATGGATTGAAAATGCCAATATTAATAGTAGTAATAACAATGCCTCAATTTTTAAATCCGGTAATTTGACATCGGATGAAACTTCACCAACCGAGTTCTCTTTGTGGATTGGTGGTCAAGAAGTAACTAAATTAGATACACTTTTCATTAATACCGTACACAATACGTTATATAACGAATCTCAAGCAAAAGCGACGTGTGCCGTGACGACTCAAGACGGTGGTGGTAATGCTTCCACTGGGAGTTACATAATTCCATTCTTTTTCAGTGAAGATTGGACGAAATCTTTACCACTCGTCGGTCTTCAATACCATGAAGTTGAAATTCGAATTAAGTGTAGAAATGGTACATTTAATTTAGGATCTTCACCAAAGGTATACGGTTCGTACGTATTTGTCGACACAGAAGAACGTGATTTTTTCGCAAATAACGAACACGAACTTCTCATTACACAAACACAACACCAACCAATGACTTCTTCCGATACGTCAATTGATTTGACCTACTTTAATCACCCAGTAAAGGCCGTTCACATAGCTGCGGGCTCAAACGTGTCTACATATTACAGGTTCACGGACGCGTCTATGTTTATTAACGGTGTTCCACTCTTTGAAAACATGACACACGAATACTATAGAAACGTCGTTCCATCGAGACACTGTTCGGTTCTTAACACCACGGTCGATTCGGAACAAATATATACATGGCCATTCTGTCTTACCATGAACAAATCTCAACCAACGGGTACCTTGAACTTTTCGCGAATCGATAACGCGAAGATAAATATTAACGGTCTATCGACTGATAATGACAACATCGATATGATTCGCGCGTACGCGGTCAACTATAACATTCTCAGGATTAAGAATGGTATGGGTGGTGTCGCATTTGGAAACTAAATTAGTTCTTACCCGAAGATCCAAAACCTCGTTCGCCACGTTTTGTTTCTTTTAATTCATCAACTTCCTCAATAAGTGGTGTTTCACACTTTTCCAAAATGAGTTGGGCGATTCTATCGCCTTGTTTAATTTCGAACGGTTCACTCCCGTGATTAAACAAGATAACCTTCAATTCACCCGTATAATCCGGATCAATAACACCAGCACCCGTTTGAATACCGTGTTTTACACTTAAACCTGATCTGGGTGCAATACGTCCGTACACACCTTGTGGGATCGTTGCACAAATACCCGTACTTACAATACCACGTTCACACGCATTGATCGTCATATTTTCCATGCTATACAAATCGTACCCGACCGATCCAGGGGATGCGCGTGTCGGTAAAGTTGCTTCGAGAGTTAATCGTTTAATTCTAAGTGTTTCCATGTTTTTT